TACTACAAGTGAATTTAAGGATTACGCAAGAATAAGTAATTCATCAGATGACACTTTAATAGCTAATATCATTGTACAAGCTAGGATCTGGTGCGAAAACTATATATCAAGAGATATTGTCGCCAAAAACAGAACTTATTATTTGCCTAACACAGTTGGAATTTTTGATTTGCCTTTCGGTCCTGTAGCTAGTATTACGTCAATACATGTTGACGGCGAAGCTTACACTGACTATACAACGCCCGGATTAGACAACGAAAGCATTGATCTTGACGGCCCGGCTGATGAAGTTAAAGTTGTTTATGTCACATCGGGATTATCTGACAAATTATTAGAACAAGCAATTTTACAATACGCTACAACTTTATATGATAACAGACACGATTACCAAGTTGGAAATATAAACGAAGTGCCTTCATCAAGTAAAGCTATTTTAAACAGTTACAAAAATATGTTTATATAATGAATCCCGGTAGGTTTAACAATAGAATTGAATTTTTTATACCATCTAAAACAGCAGACGGTTATGGGGGGACAACATTGTCTTCGTTTACGTCCTCAGCGACAATATGGGGATTAGCAACAGAAATTAGCGGTAAAATAGAACAAAGTGAAGGATCTAGAAAATACAACAGAGTGTCTGAGGTCATTGTAAGAAAAAAAGATTTTGATACAGTGAGTTTATCTGGCGCTGTATTTAATATTGACGGGGCCGGTAAATATAGAATGAACGAACATTATGTAATTGTCGAAAAAGATTATGTTAAAATCACTGGAACTTACGAGCCGATATGATAAAAATTAAATTACATAAAAACGATATTAATAAATTGCTAAATAAATTTGATAATATTAAAAAATTTAGCACAGAAGAAACTGACAAAATATTTGGTTACACTGCTTCACAAATATCAAAAAGGGCAAAAATAGACGCTCCATATAAAACCGGGTTTTTAAGATCTACAATAAATTATGGAAAAGACGAAAAAGTGTTTGTTCGAGCAGAAGCAAAATATGCGCCTTATTTAGAATACGGAACAAAATATCAAAAAGCACAACCGTATTTTTTCGACAACGCTAAATTAGAAATAAAATTGATGACGAATCGCATTTTAAAACTACTTAAAAAGAAATTATGAGAGAAGCCATACAATTTATCAGACAAAAAATTTATACTGCTTTAAACGGCAATATTCCAAATATTAATAATAGTGTTGTAAACGTATATAACCGGGTGCCAAGAAATGCTGAAACACCATACGTTTGGGTGTACTCGGGATCTACAAACGAAGTAGATCAAAACGCTCAAAATTATTGTTTAGAATGTATTACAAGAATCGAATGTATTACAAGATTTGACTCAGATGTAGGCGGGGATCTAGATTGTAACACATTAGTTTCAGAAGTGTTAACTTTGCTTAGAACTAGGGCCAGTGGTTATTTCGATTTGAGCTCAAATAATTTTAATGTGTATATCAATGTTAGCGACGGTGTTACATACGAACAAATTGATAAATCAGATCATACATACATTATTGGAGTTATTGAACTTGCGACTAGGGTTGAACAATTAAATTAAAATGGAAACTAACAGCATGAAATTATATATTTTAAACACATTAGCAATAGGCATATCATTAACAAATATTGAAATATCATTAAGAATAATTTTATTGCTAGCGACTATAATATACACAGTGCAAAAAATAAAAAAAAATAGAAATGTCTAAGGAATTAAATGAAGATACTAGCTTTAATGTTAGTATAAAAACATTAATAGCTTTCGGTGTAGGTTTATCAACTTTAATTGGTATGTGGTTTGCTTTACAAGCAGATATTGAAGAAGCTAAACTTTTGCCCGAACCAGAAATCAGCAGAACTGAGTATGATTTAAAAGATCAACTAATTAGGGAAACTATAATGAACACAGGGAAAAAAGTTGAAGAAAATAGTGATGCCTTAAAAAACATTGACGAAAAGTTGTTTGAAATAATAAGTAAATGAAAAATAATATATTATGTGTGATATTTGTATTGGTTGCGGGTTATGTGTTTAGTCAAGACGTGACTGTCCTTCAGATAAATGCTGAATGGAATAAAAAAAATAATTATGATTTAAGCGATCTAAACGGTGTAATTGTAAAATTTAGCTATTTAAAAGATCAACCAAAAGAAATTCAAAAAAGTATTAGCGCTGTACCAGTGATTGTTTTAATTGATAAAACGGGCCGTGTTCGTATGCAATACACTGCTGATTTGTCTTTTAAAATAAAAGCTACAAATATGGAGATCCAAAATGTAATTGATAAAATTAAATGATAAGTAAACACATTACATATAAAGAAGCAACAAGAAGCGTTACTGCTTTGCGTTTAGGCATAGATAACAAGCCGGGTGAATATGAGCTTCAAAATATGGAATTAATTGCGGAAAAGGTGTTTGAACCGCTTAGAATAGCCGTGAACGGCCCAATTAAAATAAATTCATTTTATAGAAGTGAAAAACTTAATAAGAAAATCGGCGGCAGTAGTCGGTCACAGCATTGTCAAGGACGTGCTATTGATATTGATGATATATACGGTTACGCTACAAATTCTTTTATGTATAATTACATCAAAAATAATCTCGATTTTGACCAACTTATTTGGGAGTTTGGCACCGATGAAAATCCTGATTGGGTACACGTGAGTTATGTAGATGGAGATTCCAACAGAAAAAGATGTTTAAAAGCTTATAAAGAAAACGGAAAAACAAAATACATTGATATTACATAAATGGAATTTGCCCTTGTATTTAACTTTGACGGTTTTTTGTTAGGTTTTAAATACTATCCAATGTTAAATGACGATGATTATTCTGAATTTAATATTTATATTTTATTTATAATTTTACATTTTAAATTTTTTAACGATGAGCGATAAAAAGAAATTCAAAGAAACTACTGTTGGCAAATTATTATTTGGGGCCGCAACAATGATAAATCCTACTTTAGGCAAAGTTTTAGCCGGCGTAAGTTCTCCACAAGAAGCTTTAGCTGAAATCGGAAAATCAAAAATAAGTAATGATGATAAAATCAAATTACAACAAATGATTTACGAACAACAAAATCAAGAAATACAAGCCGTGACCTCTAGATGGAAAGCTGATTCATTATCAGATTCTTGGTTGAGTAAAAACGTACGCCCACTTGTTTTAGTATGGTGTATTGTAGTGTTTTCTATTGCCGGGATCCTTGACAGTATTGAAAGCATACCTTTTCACATAGGAGCTACTTGGAACGATACATTTGAGAAGGTTATGATGAGTGTTGTATTAGCTTATTTTGGCGGACGTACAACCGAAAAAGCAACTAGCATTTTTAAAAGCAAATAAATGGCTAATAAAAATTTATCCAATTACGTTTACAATAACAAGCGCAAACGTCCCGGAAAACACTCTAAAAATGCGTCTAAGGGCCAAACCGGTTATAAAAAAAAGTATATAGGACAAGGCAAACGTAGATAATAAAAAACCTTAAATTTGTAAAAAACAAATATATGGGTACTACATTAACAGGCAAAAGAGTTCAGAATACATACGATGCGCTTTTAAAATTAAGCGACAATCAAAATTTAACCGGGACAGCTAAAATAGTTGGTGACGGTTATGGTAATGATTCCCCGATATATTTAAGCACAGCACAACTCGGAATCGGTATTACACCGTCATATCAATTTCACACAAGCGGAAACGCTAAAATTGGCGGCAATCTTATAATATCCGGTAACTTAACTGTAAATGGTACTTTAACATATTTAAATGTAACTGATCTAGCGGTTGAAGATCCCCTAATAAAATTAGCAAAAGATAATACAGATTCTAACACATTAGACATTGGATTTTTTGGTGTTTATGATCCGCTTGACCTTACATCATATAAAGGTTTATTTAATGATGCAAGTGATGATAAGTTTAAATTATTTACTGGTTTACGAACTGAGCCAACAACAACTGTTGATACAACTGCTAGTGGATATACAGTTGGAACTCTTGTAGCTAATTTAGAGGGTAATGTAACTGGCGGCACAATATCTGGTACAACTGGTACGTTCACTGGTTTGGTATCTGGTATTGCACCAACCTCAGATTTAAATTTTGCTACTAAAAAATATGTCGATGATCAAACGATTCCAACGCCAACATTAAGCTCTGTTTTAAGTGCTGGTAATTCATCTGGTGCAAATGATTTAAAAATTATTGATGATCAAAAACTACTTTTAGGTGATGATGGTGATATGCAAATTTATCATAATCAAGTAAATTCTGTATTTTTTAACGATACTGGAAATATAGTTTTTAGAAATAATGCTAATGATTCAGACATTAGTTTCCAAACAGATGATGGTCAAGGTTACACAACTGAATATTTAAGATTAGATGGTGATGATGTAAATGTTGTTTTTTCAAAACCTATAAGCGGAACAACAGCATCATTCTCTGGTTTAGTAACTGGTATTGCTCCGACTAGTGATTTAAACTTTGCTACAAAAAAATACGTTGATGATCAGACAGTACCCACACCAACGCTATCAAGTGTTTTAGGTGCTGGCAATACATCTGGTGCTAATGATTTATTAATAGCAGATGACCAAAAATTACTATTAGGTGACGATTCCGATTTTGAAATATTTAAGTTTGGTGCTGGTGATAATTTTATAAGAAGCATTACTGGTCATTTATATTTACAAATAGAAGAAGATGACCATGATATGTTTTTTCAAGGTGATGATGGAACTGGCGGTAAAACTACATATTTCTTTATGGATGGTAGTGAAAAAAGAACTAAGTTTTTACAAAATTTAGAGATTGTTGATAATAATAAATTGATACTTGGCTCTAATGATAATTCTTATTTAAAATATGATTCAACAGCAACACAATTATTTATAAGTGGCGATTCTAAGTTTTTAGATGACTTATATGTTGTTGGTGATTTATCTGTAACTGGTAATTTTAAAAATGATTTAATATTTGAAAGAGCATCAACTAGAAAAATAATATTTACATCAGATGTTAATCCTACTAGTGATTTAGCATTTATATATTTTAGTGATAATTCAACTTTTCATAGAACTGGTACTGAAAATGTTAGGTTAAGTATTGGCACATTCAATGACTTTGCTAACTCAGCAACACATTCAGATGCTTTAGATTTACAAGGAGGTGCAAGATTATTTTTAAATGTTGGTAATTGGGACAGTGAATTAGATTCAGCAATTGGTGATCCGGCTATGGGAGATTATATAGATGAATATCCAATACAATTTGCAATTAGTAATGATCATAAAATTAGAGTTGGTAGGGAGGGTGATTTTAATATAAAAGGTTTTACACAAAGTAATTTTTTAAACATTGGTACTTATACAGGTGACAAAATAAATAGTTCTACTTTACCAGACACGCCATCTGAGCATTTAATAAATTTA